GCAATCCCACCACATCAAGCCGGTCGAAGAGGCCCCAGACTTGCGCCTTTTGTGGTCGAATCTGGAGGCATTATGCCGGGATTGCCACGAAAAACACCACGGAAGGATGAAATAATATGGCGAAGGGCCGCAAGAAATTGCCCGACCAACTCAAGGTCATCAGCGGAACATTTCAGAAGTGCCGCAGCTCGAAGTCTGGCGAACGCCAGAACGATGAACCCATGGAGGCACCTGAAGGGCTGTCCGAGGGCGCGCTGAAGCATTTTGAAACGCTCCGGTGGCGCATCGCGCTGCTCGGGTTGGATTCGTCTACCTACACGGAAGTTTTGACCCTGGCCGCCATGCGTTTGGAGGAAATCGACGCGTGCAACCAGGCCATCGTGGACCACGGCGCCCTCATCATGGCCAAGACCGTGACCGGCGGCGAACTCCTCCGGGCGAACCCTGCCGTCTCCATGCGCAACGAGGCCATGAGGCATCTTCAAAGCCTGCTGGCTGAGTTTGGGTTGTCGCCGTCGAGTATTGGCAAGGTGGGGGCGAAGAAGAAAGAGCCGGAGAAGAAGCAGGGATTTGGAGGTTTGTAATGGCCGACCTTGGACAAAAGATGATTGCTCGCGCTGACAAGGACGGGCTGCCCCGAGACCATCCTCTTCGCGTGACCGCCGATGGGTTCAACGCGGCCAACGCCGACGGCGTGGATGCGCGCAAGTTGCTTGGCGCATGGGCAAGGGCGCGCCGCGCCTGGTGTGACTACACCGGGGAGCCGCTGATTTAGTGCCAAGAGAGATCCGCAAACGCCGCACGCATCCGCATTGTCGGCGGGCCACGAAGTACGCCAAGGATATTGTGGGCGGGAAGATTCCGGCGTGCCGCCTGACCGTTCTTGCCTGTCAACGATTCCTGTCTGACCTCGAATCCAAGAAGTGGAAACTCAACCGCGACCGGGCCGAAAGGGCGTGTGAATTCGTCGAACTGATGCCGCATGTAAAAGGAAAGTGGGCAGGTTCGCCCATGACCCTGGAGCCGTGGCAATCCTTCATTTTCGTCAATCTGTTCGGTTGGGAAGGCCCGGACGGGCTACGGCGCTTTCGCCGGGCCTACATCCGCGTGCCCAGGAAGAACGGAAAGACCTCAATTGCCGCGCCCGTCGGTCTACTCATGCTCACGGTCGAAGCAGAGCCAGGGGCAGAGGTATACTGCGGGGCCACGTCCGAGGCCCAGGCCAATGAGGTATTCCGGCCAGCAAAAGCCATGGCGGAGCGGGCCAGGGGCTTCAAGCAGACGTTTGGGCTCACCATCGCCGCATCCTCCATTTTCCGAGAGGACGGCCTGTCATTTTTCCAGCGCATCATCTCCAAGCCTGGCGAGGGACAAAGCCCCTTGTGCGCCATCCATGACGAATTCCACGAACACAAGACGAGCGAGCAGGTTGACTCTATGGACACCGGCATGGGTGCCCGCCAAGAGCCCTTGCAGTTCATCATCACCACGGCTGGCACGGACACGTCATCCCCGTGCAAAGAATTGGACGATTACGCCGTCAAAGTCCTTGAGGGTGCGTTCTCGAACGACTCATTTTTCGCGCTTTTGTACGGCATCGATGACGAGGATGATTGGACTGATTTTGCCGTCTGGAAGAAGGCAAATCCAAACTTTGGCGTCTCAGTCTCCGAGGAATACCTGCGCGGCAAACTGGCCGAGGCCATCCAGCGCACGAGCCTGCAGAACACCGTCAAGACGAAGCACCTGAACTGCTGGGTCAACGCCGGAACCGCTTGGATCAACATGGCGAAATGGAACGCCAACGCAGATGAGGGCCTTGAACTTGAACGCTTCGCCGGGTGCAAGGCGTGGGTCGGCATTGACTTAGCCAGCAAGATCGACCTCGTGGCCATGATGATCCTGATCGAGTTTGAGGGCGCCTATTACCTGTTTGGGAAATACTACCTCCCAGAAGAAACGATTCAGATCAAGGGTAATGAGCACTACCAAAAGTGGGTCATGGAAGGATGGATCACCGAGACGCCAGGGGCCAGAACTGACTTCTGGTATCTGGAGCGGGATCTGTGCGGCCATCACCCTGCGCATCCTGATTGGCAGGACGGAGATGAAGAGATCGAAGGCATCTACGACATCCTGAGCATCGAAGAAATTGTCTATGACCCGCGCGAAGCCACCTACGTCATGCCCGCCATTCAAGCCAAGGTTTCCTGCCCAGTTGTCGAAATGACCCAATCCGCCGCGAGTCTCAGCGAACCTATGAAGGAGTTCGAGGGTGAAATTTGTAATGGTTCGCTGTTTCATTGCGGCGACCCAGTACTTCAATGGGCGGCTGGCAACGTGATCTTGAAAGAGTTGCGAAACAAGCTCTACTACCCGGCCAAGCAGAATGTTGCGGCGAAGATTGACCCCATTGTTGCGGCTGTCATGGCCATGGCGCGGGCGAAGGCGGAAGTGGATAGTGGCGGCGACCAAGGATTCGTGGAGTTATGATGCTCTGGACAAAAAAGAAGCCTGACGAAGACTTGGCGGCGAAAGTAGCCGATCTGGAAACGCGCCTGGCGACCATCCAGAACGAAATCCCCATGCGCGATTCTCAAGCGTTTCTTGAGATGATCCACGGCGGAAACTACGGGTCTATCAGCGTCAAGAGCCCAGAATCAGCAATGCGGTGCTCTGCCGTGTTCGCCTGCGTGCGGCTCATTTCCGGCGCAATCGCATCCGCTCCGCTGCTGGTCTACAAACAGACCGACACGGGCCGCGAAGTTGCGAAGCATCCATTGCAGCGGCTCCTTTCCCTGCGCCCAAACGAGTACATGACCGCCAGCACGTTCTGGAAGGTCATGGCCATGCAAAAGGTGCTCAACGGGAACGCCTATGCCGCGATTCTCAGAGCGAAGCCTTCTGGCCGCGCAATAGGGCTTGTCCCGTTCCGGTCTCCCCGCGTGACAGTGTACCAGGCCTATGAACTACACATGGATGAAAAGTACGGCGTTGACCCGCACCGGCTCTATTACGCCGTGATGTGGGACAACGGAACGCAGAGCGTTTTCGATCGTGACGACATGATCCACGTTCCAAACATAAATTTTGACGGCAAGACGGGTATGTCAACCGTGGCTGCTGGCTCTCAGGCCATGGGGCTTTCGCTCTCTGCGGAGGAGAGCGCGGCCAAACTCTTCGAGAACGGCATGGTGAGCCAACTGGCGCTCTCCTATCCCCAGAAGCTGAACGCAGAGGCCCAGGACAAGCTCAAGGCGTATATCGCGAGCAGGCACGCAGGGACGGCAAACCATCACAGCCCGCTCATCCTGACCGAGGGCGGAACCGCCCAGACATTGGCGCTCAATGCCGAGGACGCCCAGCTTCTGGAGACTCGCCAGTTCAGCGTCATTGACATCGCCCGATTCTTCGGAGTCCCACCGGTCATGATTGGCGAGACCGAGAAGACCTCATCTTGGGGTTCCGGCGTCGAGCAGATGGCGCGGTGGTTTGTCATGTTTACGCTGAACGATCACCTGACCGACATCGAGCAGGAAGTTGCCGTCAAGCTCTTCCCGAATTCCGAATTCCGGGCCGAGTTCGACGAAACAGAACTGACGCGAGGCGACACCAAGACCCGCGCAGAATATTTCAAGGCCGCACTCGGCGGCACGCAGGCGCCGGGATGGATGACACAGAATGACGTGCGTCAGGCCGAAGGGCTCCCGCCCATGAGCGGCGGCGACAAACTTTATGTGCCGCAGGGCAAAGGAGAACAGAATGCTGAAAAGCAAACTGATGCAGCTGTTGAAGAGTAACGCCGAGAAGGGCTGTCCCATCCGCGCCGAAAAGAAAGGCGATGAGGCCACTCTCTATTTGTATGACGCCATTGGTGATTGGTACGGCGTCAGCGCGAAGGACTTTTGCAAGGCACTGGCCGGAATCGACGCCAAGACCATCCATCTGCGCATCAATTCCCCCGGCGGTGATGTGTTTGAGGCCCGCACCATTGCCACGGCATTGAAGCAGTGCGGAAAGTCTGTGGTTGCCCACATTGACGGCGTATGCGCGTCCGCCGCCACCTATGTGGCCCTGGCCGCATCGTCCGTGGAAATGGCGCAGGGCTCGTTCTTCATGATCCACCAGGCATGGGCCGGGGTTATTGGAAACTCTGGAGAATTGCGCGACCTGGCCGCGCTGCTCGACAAGGTGGATGACTCCATCATCGCAGATTATGTCGCCAAGTCCGGGAAAGACGCCGATTCCATCAAAGAGATGATGGCCGCCGAAACATGGATGACCGCTCAGGAAGCCATGGACTTCGGGTTCATCGACTCTGTTTTCGACGGCAAGCCTGCGGACTGCACGAAGTGGGATTTGTCCGCTTACGAGCACGCGCCGGCTGCACTCAAAAATCAAGACGACGATTCCGCGCAGCACCGGGAGCGTTTTGAAAAACGCCTCTTCATCGTCGAAGACACGGGAAGATAGGCAAGAACAATTTAGGCCCGTGCCGTCATTGGCGCGGGGATACACTCATGGAGGAATTACATGAGCATCCAGAATCTCCGCGAAGAGCGGACGGCAAAGGCCCGCGAATATCGCAACACCCTGGACAACAACCCCGGCAAACTCTCCGAAGAGGTTGTCGCCAAGCTGAACGAGCTTGAATCCGACATCACCAACCTCGATGAACGCCTCGCCCGCGAAGAGCGCATCATCCAGTTTGCCGCCGAAGAAGTGGCGGTGATCAATGCCGCCGAGCATGTCGCGCGCAAGGGTAGCAAGGAAGGCCCATCTGCGAGCGCGCTGCTCGACAAGTGGATGCGCGGTGGTGATAAGGCCATGTCTGCCGAAGACTGGACCCAGATCCGCAACACCATGAGCACCACGACCGACGGGCAGGGCGGATATACCGTAGCCGAAGAAGTGGCTTCTGTGGTCCTTGATGCGCTCAAGGCTTTTGGCGGGATGCGCAACGTGGCGACCGTCATCCGCACCGCGCAGGGCAACCCCATGTCCTGGCCGACCTCTGACGGCACTTCCGAGACTGGTGAAATCCTGGCTGAAAACGCCGCTGCTGCTGACGCAGATCCGAGCTTTGGAACCAAGGCCCTCCCGGTTTACAAGTACAGTTCCAAGGTTGTCACCGTTCCCATCGAATTGCTGATGGACTCTTCAGTCGACATGGAAGCTTTCGTTCGTAGCCGTATCGCCCAGCGCCTTGGCCGCATCACCAACACCCACTTCACTGTTGGCGACGGCTCCAGCAAGCCTACCGGCATTGTTGCTGGCGCATCTGTCGGCAAAACCGGCGCTACCGGGCAGATTGCGTCCGTAATCTATAATGATCTGGTCGATCTTGAACACAGCGTTGATCCTGCATACCGCGTGAACGGCAAGTGGATGTTCAGTGACACCGTGCTGAAGCTCATCAAAAAGCTCCTGGACTCCCAGAACCGCCCCCTGTGGCTCCCTGACGTTGCTGGCAACGCCCCGGCAACCATCCTCGGCTACGGCTACCAGATCAACCAGGACGTGGCCGTTCCCGCCGCCTCTGCAAAGTCAGTCGTGTTTGGCGACCTGTCCAAGTACGTCATCCGTGATGTCATGTCTCTGACCTATCACCGCTTCGACGACTCCGCTTTTGCCAAGAAGGGCCAGGTCGGCTTCCTCGCCTTCCTGCGCTCCGGCGGCAACTACATGGACGTCGGCGGGGCCGTGAAGGTCTTCCAGAACCCTGCTGAATAATCACGAAGGGGCGGGAACCCCGCCCCTTTTTTCGGAGGAAACATGATCATCAAATGCGATCGACATATTCAGGCGAGCCTCGACAAGGGCCTGACTGTCACCACGTTCGACCCAGGCGAAGCCGTTGAAGTGCCCGAATCTGTCGGGAAGATGGCGATCAAGCATTACGGCGCCGAAGAAGTGAAGCCAGCGAAAAAGCCCAAGGAATAGCCATGCTCAAACTCGTCACCGCCCCGACCGTCGAGCCCGTCACTATCGCAGAGGCGAAGGCGCAAGCATATATCGAGCACTCCGCAGATGACGCGCTTCTGGCTGTCCTGATCAGTGCGGCGCGGGAGCATGGCGAGTCTTTGACGGGTCGGAGTTGGGCTCCGAAGGCGCTGGAAGTGGTCCTGGACTCGTTTCCAAGTGGGGCCATTGAACTTCCGGCGTCACCGGTTACGTCCGTCACGTCCATTAAATACCTCGACGCTGACGGCGTTGAGCAGACCATGGCAAGCACCGGATACACCGTGGACGCTGACTCTATTGTGGGCCGCATCGTTGCCGACGAATGGCCAGAAACTGCGGACAAGATCAACGCCGTGCGGGTCCGGTACGTCGCAGGCTGGACATCTGCAAACTTCCCCCCTGCGCTCAAGCAGTGGCTTTTGATCAGGGTGGCGAGCCTCTATGCGCAGCGAGAGTCCTTGACGGCTGGTAATGTGTCCGAGTTGTCAAGGACGTTCGTGGACAGCCTTTTGGACGCCCATATCGTGTTTGGAGGAATGTGATGATCCGCTCCGGCTCCCTCCGCCACATCATCACCTACCGCGTCAAATCCCAAACCCTGGACGAATACGGCGGCCCGGTCGAAACGTGGGCTGACTTTGGCGAGCGCAGGGCAGAGGCATCGCCGCTTTCCGGAAAAGACCTCCTCACCTCCATGGCTGGACAATCCACGGCTGAGATCAAGTTCAAGCACCGCTATTTGGCGGGGATCAACTCAAGCATGGTGATACTCTTCAAGGGTACGCTTTATGAGATTTTAGGGCAACCAGTGGACATAAAATCACTGGGTATGGAGCACGAAGTCATGGCCAGGGCACTCAAAGCATCATGAGCACAGAATCAGCACTCCAAGCCCTGCTTGCACCGCTTGCTGCTGGTGGATGCTGGCCCATGGTCAATACGTCGGCCACGATCACGCATCCGTACATCTGCTTTCAGGAGATCATCGGCATCCCCGAGGCTGTTCTCGACGGATACGCGGGGCTCACAAACAAGCGAATGCAGATTGACTGTTTTGCGAAATCATACGGCGGGGCCAAGGGCTTGGCCGCTGCTGTTTCTGCGGCACTGGCCGCGTCCACGATCCCGAACGTGAAGATCGGGCAGATGGACGGCGAATACAACGAAGTGGTCAAAGATTACCACGTCATCACTGAATTTTCTATCTGGTCTGAGGACTAGAAGGAGCAATCATCATGAGCGTCAACGCGCAACTCGCACAGAAAACGAAACTTTCCATCGCCGGAACAGGTGGGTCCGCCAAGACCCTTTCCGCCGCCGTCGCCGGATTTCCCACGATCCTGACCAGCACCGCTCACGGCCTGTCAAATGGCGATGTCGTAGCCATTGCGTCCATTACCGGAACCATGGGCACCGACGCCACGAACGGGCTGAACGGCAAGTCTTTCGTGGTAAAAAACGTGACCGCGAACACCTTCTGCATCGAGGCCAACACTGTCGGACTGACCTACACTTCCGGCGGCACGGCGACCCCGAACGCCTGGACGCAGATCAAGGAAATCAAGGGCATTTCTCCTTCCGGTGCGTCCGTCACCGAGATCGACGCCAGCGACTTGGACTCCGACGCCATGGAGTACAAGTTCGGTCTGGCCGACAACGGCACGCTTTCCTTCCAGATCCACATCCTGGAGAGCGACCCCGGCCAGGCCGCAGCTCTAGCGCTGTTCCTCGCCTCCGGTAACGCCAACTTCAAGATGGAGAGTCCGAGCAAGACCCGCACGTTCAACGGAGGCTTCCTGAAGTTCCCCACCATCCCGGATTCGACGGTCAACGGAATCCAGACGGGCACCGCTGAACTCCGTGTCTCCGGCGCCGTGACGGTGTCCTAGTATGGCGATCATCAACGACAAGGCCGCCCTCTTGGGGGCGGTCTCACGCAAGGAAGAACTGGTCAAGGTGCCCGTTGGCGAGATTCGCGTCATCGAACTTGGCGCAATCGACTACGCCGTCATGTGCAGCGATTTTGCCAAAGAGAAGCAGGAAAAAGGCGATCTCGACGACAGGATGTTCCTTTTGACCGTCGCTTCGTGGGCCTGCGTGGACGATGCCGGGGAAAGGCTGCTCACGGTCGATGATTTCCAGACCATGAATCGGAAGACACAGGACGCGCTCGTTGCCGCATCCTTCCGGCTCAACTTCCCTGCGGTTGACGAAAAAAACGCGGAGGCGGGCCTGGAAGAAGATTCGCCTTCAGGCTCGCTTTAGAACTCGGCTACCCGCATCCGGATTATCTGCTGCCGCTCTTAAGCATGAAGCAGATGAAGGAGTGGGAAGAATACTACGCGGTGGAGCCATGGGGATTTAAGTTCCTAGACGACAGCCACGCATCGCTTTGCGAAGTGGTGGCCGCGTCAGGGGGTGTGACAATCAACGGGAAGCCTGCGCGAAAGAAAGACTTCCTGCATGGGCCATCGGAGCCGGAACGCGAACTGACCGACGCAGAAATCGAACGCGAACTTGATAGGCTTTTTGGGGGTTAAAATGGCGCTCATGTCTGCAAGGGTATCTGTCATGGAGTTGGACGGGCTGGACGCCCAACTTGGCGATATCATGGACGCCATTGACCAGAATCTTGAGGAGACGGCGCAATTTGTCGAGCGCGAGGCTCAGGCAAGCGCCGCGTTCCAGGATAAGACCGGAAAGCTCAGGAAAAGCATCAAACTCAAAGAGTCAAAATTTGAGGACGGCGGGTGGATTGTTCAAGCCCGCGCGCCGCACGCCCATCTTGTCGAATATGGCCACGTCGCAATCCCTCCAGGAAAACTTGAGGGCAGACGCGTTCCTCCAAAGCCATTCCTTCGCCCTGCGCTAGAAAAGGGCATCCGCCACGCTGTAGTCAAGTTCAAGGGAGGGGCAAGCAATGGCTAAAATTTCCGGAATATACGTCGAAATTCGAGGCGACTCTACCCAGCTCAAAAAAGAGTTGGCGGCGGCCCGTCAAGTCGTCACCGAGCAAGCGCAGGGCATGTCCAATGCGCTGAACAATGCTCTCTCCCCGGCTCAACTCAAATCATCCATCAATGGCCTTGTCCGCGACCTGAACACGCTTTCCAACGCGTCAAAGCTGACCGGGAAAGAGTTTGGCGTTATGGGCGCTGACCTTGGCGAGTTGCGGCGGCTTACCGGCCTTTCCGAAACCCAATTTGCAAGCCTTCAGGCCAAGATGCTCCAGACGGCATCAGCGCAGAAGCAGGAACAGGCGCTGCGGAATATCGCCAGGGCAGCCGGATTGTCTACTGACGAGATCCAAAGGCTAGGCCGCCAAATGGGCGTGAGTGCCGCCGGCATAAGCGCCGTTACCGGAGTCACGCAGCAGGCAGAAAAGGCGGTTGGTGGTCTCGCCACCATCGCCCAGACTGCCGCTGGAGTCTTCGCTGGCATGGCCCTAGCGAAGATTACTTCCGAGATGGTTGGTATGGTAGGCGGACTGAAGGAATCGGCAATGCTGGCCGCCCGCTATGAGACGCTTGGCGTCGTGATGGGCGTTGTCGGGAATAATGCCGGATACACGCGGGCCGAAATGGACCAATTTGAAGCCTCATTGCGCAAGACTGGCATCACGGCCATTGAGAGCCGCAACAACTTGTCGGCAATGGCCAGCGCCAACATGGACCTTTCCAAGGCTTCACAGTTGGCGCGGATGGCGCAAGATGCAGCTGTCGTTGGCAACGTCAATTCTTCCGAAGCATTCAAGCAGATGATCTTTGGCATCAAATCTGCCCAGGTTGAAGTCCTGCGGACCATCGGCATCAACGTGAGTTTCGAGAATAGCTACAAGAAGACAGCCGAGCAACTCGGGAAAAATACTGCCGACCTGAACGAAAACGAAAAGATGCAATCGCGGCTCAATGCCGTTCTTGCGCAGGCCCCGAGTATCGCCGGTGTTTACGAAGAGAGTTTGACAACCGTCGGCAAAAAGTTGGCGTCAACGTCCCGGTATTCTGAAGATGCACAGGTCAAAATCGGTGCCATATTCCAGCCCGCAATGGTTCTCCTTGTAGATACCTACACGGCGGCCCTCAAGGGCGTAAATGCCGAACTTGATAATACCGACGTGATTGAAAAGTGGGCACGGGTAATCAAGAGCGAAATTCTTGACATCATGCAGATGGGCGCGGCCCTAAATATGGTGCTTGCCAAGGCCGGGCAGGCCGCGTCCGTTGTCGGGATGGGCGTATATGGGCCAGGATCTGCGCTCGGTATCGGGAACAGCGAGAAAGGCTTTGATCATTTCGCGGGGGCGTATCTGGATTACCAGAAGCAGTTCGCGGACAGCGAGGCATACCTCAATAAGTTGATTGGTGAACAAGAGAAATTATCGACAACGGTTCACCAGCAAACCACGGATCGAGTCACCGAACAGGCCAGGATTTCAGCCGGAAACGCACGCCGTGCGGAAGAAGCAGCCGCAATTTTAAATTCGTCGCCCACTGGCAAAAGTGGCTCTTCCGCAAACACCGGAGCACGCGAAGCCAAGGCCCGCGAAGCCGCGCACGCCAAGATGATTGCCGACGGCAAAAAAGCCGCCGACGCACTTGAAAAATATTGGAACGACTACGAGGACAAGCGCGTTGACGCCATTGCCGACAGCATGGCCGCGCAGGACGCCGCCAATGAAAAGAACCTCGCCCTCGTCACTGAATTTGCCGACAAGTACAAAGAGATCGTCCTGGGCGAGACTGAATTCAAAATGGCCCAGATTGACGCGCAGGCCGATGCCTACCGCAGTGCCGGTGCCGATGAGATAGCCGTCGCTCAGTACGTCAAAGCCGAGAAACTGAAGTATTCCCGCGAATGGCAGGACGGGGCGACCAGGGCATTGCAGGCCTATGTCGATGAGGCTGGGAATTCTGCCATGGCCGTCGAATCCGTCATGAACACGGCTTTCCAAGGCATGGAAGACATGATCGTCGAGTTCGTGAAGACCGGCAAGTTCGAGTTCGCTGATTTCGTGACCAGCATCAACGCTGAGATTGCGCGGTTGGCGTTCAAGTCGCTTGCTGGCGAGTCGTACAGCTTTCTTGGCGACCTGCTCAAGACGAGCATGTCTGCCGTCGGTTCGTATTTCAGCGGCGGCGCTTCGCTCAATCCATCGGTTGCCCCCTCTGGCGCTTCCGGCCTTTTCTACTCTGCGGGTCACCATGCCGGAGGCATCGCCGGTTCCGAGCCGACATTCATGCGGGCCGTTGACTCCACAATCTTCTCAGCTGCGAAAAAGTACCACACTGGAGGCCTCGTCGGTGACGAAGTGCCGATCATCGCCAAGCGAGGCGAGGGCGTCTTTACCGAAGGCCAGATGAAGGCTTTGGGCGGCGGCGGTGGCAACTCCGAAATGACCGGGCTGCTCCGTGAAATCGCCGCTGGCATCCGCGCACAGAAGGCCACCAAGGTCGTCAACGCCATTGGTAAGGGAGCAATCGCCAACGAGTTATCCGGCTCCGAGGGCGAGCAGGTCATTTTCAACCACATCCGCAGAAACCCGCAGGCAGTCCGCCGCATGTTGGGTCTATGAGTTACGTTGTCTGGCCCTGGCGCCCACAACGCGGGATGGTTGAAAGCCTTGAGTGGCTGACGGACATCATCGAGGCACACGACGGCACCGAGCAACGCGTGCAGGTTCGTCAGGAGCCGAGGCAGTCTTTCGAGGCATCCATCCTGCTCGACAGCCACTGTGAGTTGTCGAAACTCCGCGTGGCCCTGGCCGCATGGCAGGGGCGTGAGTGGGGTTGGCCATGCTGGCACGAGGCGGTCAAGATTGGCGTATCTCTCGCGTCCGGTTCCGGCCTCATCTCCGTTGACACCACGTTGGCAGACTTCCGCGCTGGTGGACTCGCCATCATCCATTCATCGCCAACGGCCTACGAGGTCGTTGAGGTCAACACGGTTGATTCCGGATCGATGACGCTGGCCGAGGTCACAACTCTGGACCATCCCGCAGGATCATCCGTCATGCCTCTGCGCATGGCCAGGATGGGAGCACAGGCGCGGAGGGATGATAGCCTGAAAGGTCGGTCCAGATACTCCGTCACGATGCACGTCTCCGACAATGCTGCCATGGCAACAGAGGCCTCGGCAACTCAGTATCTTGGCTACGATGTTCTGACTGACAAATTGCTGATGCCCGGACAAACGATGCTGCGCACTTTTGATCGACGAATTGAGACGCTTGACCCTGGCCCTGGTGCCTGGGCCACGTTCGCGCGGACGGATTACCCGCTCATTTCCACTGATCACCGTTGGCGAGTGAACAACAGGGCTGAGGCTTGGGTTTTCCGCAAGTTTATACACAGGCGCTCCGGGATGCTGAACCCGGTCTGGATTCCCTCTAGGCGCCACGACCTATCCCTTGCTGCGCAGCCATCGTCCTCGGCCACGACGCTGGAGATCAAGGATGTCAACTATCGCAACGTGGGGCTGAACGTGCCGGGCATGACGCATATCGCGGCGTTCTCGGCATCCGGGGCTTTCGTGTGTCGGAAGATCACCAACGCCACTGCAGGCAGCGCAGGGCGCGAAAACCTGACGATCAGCGCGGCACTGGGCTTCACGGACGTGACCAGAATTTCTTTCCTCTGCCTGCACCGCTTCGCCGCTGACCGCGTTTCCCTGACATGGGACCGCGTCGGCGTGGCTGAATGCAGGGCAACAATGACGGGGGTGGCCGGATGAGCACATACGCGGAGCTCGAACTCTCTGCCCACGGCGGCCGCCCTGTTGAGCTTTTCAAGTTCGTACATGGCGCCACGGTCTGGACTTACTCAAGCGGGCCGGAAGCTGTCCATGGTGGCGAGACATATGCCGCGTTCCCCATTGGCCGTGATGAGATCGGCCAGACGAAAGAGTTACATAAAGGCGGCCTCAGCGTGCTCTTGCCCAGGACGTGCGAACTGTCCCTGCTCTACCTTGTTGGAAACCCGGAGGCGGTTGTCACGCTGACCGTGTATAGACTCCATGTAGGGGCCAGCGATGGGCCAATCGTGTACTGGAAGGGCCGCGTCATCTCCGTCGAATGGTCTGGCATCGAAGCGCGGTTGACGTGCGAGAGCGTCTTCACGTCTCTCAAGCGGCCCGGTCTTCGGGCTCGCTACCAGCGCATGTGCCGTCGTGCCCTCTATTTGGCTGGCTGTAACGTGGACAAGGATGATTACGCCGTCGCCGGGACTGTCTCGGCTATCAATGCCGCAAAGACTGTGCTGACTGTCTCGGAGGCTGATGTCCTGGCTGATGGGTGGTTTACGGGCGGCATGGTGCAGACTCCAACTGGCGGATTTCTTTTCATCACCGGGCACACAGGCGCATCCATCACGCTTGCCAACCCATGCGCGTTGGCCGCTTCTGACTCCATCGCCCTTTACCCAGGCTGCGCCCGTAACCGTGAAACGTGCAAAGACAAATTCGACAACATCCTCAATTACGGCGGCTGGCCCTGGATACCTTCCCGCAATCCTTTTGACGGAAGGAGCCTCATATAATGTGGTGGAACGCGGTTCTTTTCGTAGCTACGCTGGTCATCTCATACCTGACCAGGTCGAAAGTAAAGTACGATTCTCCAAGCCCTGGAAAGATCGAGGTGAAGGCCGTTGCCACTGCCGGGGGGGAAATCCCTGTGTTGTTCGGGTCCAGAGAGATTACCGGCCAGAACATTGTATGGTGGGGAGACACGAAAACCGTGGCGATAAAAAAGAAGGGCGGCAAGAAATGAGTGAGCTACTCGTGACCATGAGAGATCTACGCGCCTGTCATACGTGCGGGAGGGGAGCGTTGAAGTTTTTCAACTCGCATCCAGACTTGCGGCGCGCACTGATTAAAGAGGGCGGAATCCCGATCTCCAAGATGGACGCGCTTGGGGATGCAATGGCCGACATGGTGGCCGCATATGTCCGGGGGAAAAATGGGCGGCAGTAGCAGTAGCGTAACCGTTGGTTACAAATACTACGTCGGAATGCACATGGCCCTGTGCCATGGGCCTGTCGATAAACTCGTGCGCATTAGGGTTGGCGGGAACAAGGCATGGGTTGGAAATAATACAGGCGGCCCTCTGGCGATCAACAAGCCCGATTTGTTCGGCGGAGAGAAAAGAGAAGGTGGCGTCACTGGTCAAGTTGACATCGAAATGGGCGGTCCGACGCAGGGACAGAACTCCTACCTCGCGGCCAAGCTCGGAGCGTCTCTGCTTCCGGCATTTCGCGGCGCGTGCTGCGCCGTCTTGAGACAGTGCTATATCGGGCTGAATCCATACCCGAAAGACTGGGGATGGCTCCCGCAGCGCATCCGCGTGCGCGATAATGGCGCCGAGCAGTGGTATGTCGAGAAAGCAGCCATTGGCTACTATTCAGTGGAAGATCACGTCCCACCTATCTACGAAGAGGAGACGGCCAGCCTCAACAACTACACGCTCGAAATACCTGCAGGGTCGCTCCCTGATGTGTATTATGTTTCTGGAGATGGTATCACGCATGACCCAACCAAGCAGAATGGCGGGGAGGCGTGGGCTGTGTGGGGCGGTTCGCTTGGTGAATGGACTGTCGGCGGAATTGAGTTTTCTTTCAAGTTGAACAGCGTGCAAGAAGAGAGAGACGTTGCAGTTTTTATGCTCACGGACGCAGCAGGAGATCCAGTAGCCACGTTCGAGCCGTATCCAGGCCAAACGTGGAGCGGATTCCCGACGTTCAAGGGCACAGACTTGACGGACGAGTTCTTGACCGTTGGTGTGTGGTACAGGGTGGCGATAGCCGACACAGGAGCCGGGCTTTCGGCGGTGCTGAAAGACTCTGGCGGAGGGGTGGTTGCATCGCAAATAATCACCGGATCTCTTGCCGAGGTCAGGGGCTACCAGTTCGGGCTTGAGGCGGCTGGGGCGTTCTTGGACACAGGCAGCGTATCATATGACCTTGTTTCCATAACCCAGTACCATGGCACTGCGGGAGAAGATCGCTACGGCTATTACTCAGACATGAACCCCGTGCACACCATCCGGGAGTGTCTGACCGATGATAATTGGGGCATCGGATACACAGACGTAGACATCGACGACGTCAGCTTTGCTGCTGCTGCTGATACACTTTTTGACGAGGGCATGGGCATCTCTCTTTTGTGGAGCCAGCAGGCGGACATTTGGGATTTTGTGGAAGAGGTTATGCGGCATATCGACGCCGCACTCTACGTTGACAGGTCCACCGGAAAGTTTGTGCTCAAGCTGATTCGTGGAGGATACGACGAGTCCTCACTGCTCGTGCTGGACAAATCGAACATCAGCCGAGTTGAGACATACTCAAAACAGACAATGGCGGAACTGGCGAACGAAGTCACGCTCTCTTACAACTCGAACGAAACCGGACAGATTGAGACAGTCACGCTCCAGAATCTGGCGATGATCCAGCAACAGGGCGCAATCATCCCGGCAAGCGTCGAGTATATGGGTTTTGCAAATCAGGCCATTGCAGCCAAGGTTGCGGCGCGTGATCTCAAGGCCATGAGTACGCCCCTTGTGTCCGCCACGATCTACGCCAACCGCGCGGCCGCAGGGCTCAACCTCGGCGACGTGTTTGTGTGGGAATGGGCAGAGCAGGACGAAGATGGAGCAGGCGTCACCACATCTTATGTCATGCGCGTGACTGAAATCGCTTTCGGTGATGGCGTTGAAAATGTGGTCCGCATTCAGTGCGTCCAGGACGTATTTGCATTGCCCGACATCACATACGTCGAGGCTGAGCCTACGGTGTGGGAAAACCCGTCTTTTACCCCACTGGCCGCATCTCCGCGTCTTGTCACAGAGACCCCTTACTATGAGATCGTGCGCCAACTCGGAGAGACTGACGCAGCAGCGAAGTTGGCAAGCCTACCAGAACTTGGATACCTGATGGTTGCCGCAGGCCGCAGTGCAGGAGAGATCAACGCGGAAATACTTGTTGATTCCGGGGCAGGGTATGTCGAAAGCGGGACGCTCGATTTCTGCCCTATCGCTTATCTTGATGGAGCTCTCGGGCAATTTGAGACAGCAGTTCCGATCAAGGACGGTGTTGACCTAGACGAGGTTGAGGCCAGATCGTTCGCGCAGATCGATGACGAGATTGTGTTTGTCGAGGCGGTTACTGATACCCTGGCCACACTGCGGCGTGGGTGTCTTGACACTGTTCCTGCTCAACATGCGGACGGAGCGGCGATGCTCGTGTGGGACAACTACGCCGCCAGCGACGACGTGGAGTATGTCACCAGCGACGAAGTCTCAGCGAAGATTCTGACAGCGTCCGGCATGGGGAGGCTCTCTATCGTAGACGCTCCGGAAGACACTGTGACGATGTCGGAGCGGGCGATAAGGCCATATAGACCCGCGAATCTTGCCGTTGACGGTGACGCAGCCCCAGATCCAGCGACTATTTTTACCGCTCCACTTGTCATTACGTGGGCGCATCGAAACCGGCTACAGGAAACCGGGGGCGAACCGCTGGAGTGGACCGCAGGAAGCGTTACCCCTGAAGTTGGGACAACCTACGATTTCGAGGTCTTCCCCCTCGACGAGACAGGGAGTGCAGGCTCTGTCTTATTGTCTGACACAGGACTGTCTGTCCTGACAAGGACGATTGAGGGCTCAGAGCTGGAAGGAAGCGGAGCATATGGGCTGCTGGTGCAGGTCGGTGCCGTCCGTGACGGATACGAATCTTGGCAGCGAGCCGCGCTGCGCCTCACGCTCCCTGATCCTGGCCTGTTCTCATACATGGACACATTTGACACGCTTAATGCGACATACTGGGAGAGTATCGGCCTGGCGTCCTTGAGCGCCACAGACGGGAAACTCGTGCCGATGAGCAATGCCAGCACATGGGGCGCGTGGGCTTCGAATTATGTGAAATGGAAAGGCGCGATACCTAAAAACTTCGAAGCTGCTATAAATCTGGCATGGGAAGAGGCAGGGAACTCGAATATGGGCGAGGTCTACTTCTGGATTGAGCTGTCAGACGGAACGCAGTGCTACGTCGGTCTATATGACTCAAGCGCGGTAGCAAAAGGCGGCATTTACTACTCAAGGCCGCTTGGATTTGTCGCCTATCAAACAGGCGTTGACTTCGTTTCGAACCGAGATTTGAAATGGAAAATTCTCGACGGCATTTTGCAACTCTGGGTAGGCGGGGCCCTGGTCTTTACCGAGGCAGTCGGCTTCGCGCAGGTAGCAAAACTTGGGCTCGGGCATACGCGCTACACGACATATGCCGCTGTCGTCACCAAGTGGGACGATTTCGCCATCCAAGAGTTTGCATCTGAGTTGGCGGGCAATTTGTATCTTTTTGACTCGACTTATGACGCAGAACTGTGGGATGCGACCGCCATGGCCTCGGCCACAGTTGCGAACGGATACCTGTCGTTCATCGGCAACGCTTCGACCTGGGAAAATTACGCGTCCATGGTCGAGTTTGTGGGAGATATGCCCACCGGAGACTGCGAAATCGAAGCCCAATTCGGTTGGATCTACGCCGCGAACTGCCTTGGCGAGCTGATGCTGCGCATCACCACTGCCACCGCTGCCTATATGGTCGGCATGACGGATAGTAGCAACGTGACGCTTGGGCAGCTTCTCGCCGTGATTCCTGGGGCCACAAGCACTACGGTTTCAAATCAGCCAGACAAGAAGACGATCAACGCCAAGTTGGTGATTTCCGGGACAACAATATCGGCGTATGTTGACGGATCATTGTTGTGCACAGGGACATTTGACGGCGGTGCGATCACGAGTATTGGGCTGACGAATACCAGGTACACGACGTATGCCGGGGTCACGACGCTGCTTTATTATTTGAGGGTTCACGAGGTGGTTTAGTCAATGATTTGAAAAGTCATTACCCACATCCACAACCCACGAAAAAATAGGCAGTCAGAGTGCTCCTCTAACTGCCTGAAATCTTGGTGGAGATGAGGAGGATCGAACTCCTGGCCTCTGCATTGCGAAGGTTGGGGGCGGGGGGATTATGTTATCACCCCTCGCGTATCATCGAACCCATACGAATATGCTCCCTCAAACGCTCCACCTCGGCGCGAAGGGCGACAACCGTTTGCGACTCAACGACATAAATATTGTCGGATACTCCAAAATCAAGGATTTTCAGCGTTTCTCTCGCAAATGGGTTAAGCCCGTCATCGAAGCAAAGTTCGATGCTTGCCCTTCCGTCACGTTCATCAAGCCTTTCAACTTCTAGCTGAACCGCATCAACAGCGGACGGCAGCAGCCATTCAAGTCCACATTCTTGACAGGAAGAAATAAACAACTCGCGCTCTCCTAGGCTACCATTTTCCAACTCAAAAGGGTAGACTGCGGCATATGTTATCCCTCGGGCAGACACATTAATGCGAAAGGCCCCATGTCTCTTGGCCTGGCACACGTCGCGTACAACCTTTGGTGCAAAATCGCGCCTATTCTCAACGAAACACACTGGCTCTTGCCCCTGTAAAAGCAAGTCGTGGAGAGTTTCATAATCCTTGGATAACTTGTACATAGAAAACTCCTGTTGGCCTATGCCACATGTGCCCAAATAATGCGGTTTTTGATCTTGCCGATGAGAGTAGGGTGGACGCCGTAAAGGGACGCGATTTCCTTTTGTACTGCTCCGGATCTGAGGAGCGCTTTGATTTTTGCGACTGACAATTCGTTGAGCTTTGCGTGCGGGCTGTTTTCGCCCTGGACCTTCGGGATCGGGCGCCCATGCTTATGGCCCTTGGTGTGGGCAGAAAGCAGCATGATGTCCAGATTTTCAAGACTGTAGTCAGTGATATTCCCGTTGAGGTGATGGACTATTTCACACCGATCAAGGGGCCGTCCTAGATAGTCTTCCATGACTACCCGGTGGGCGTCTCGCCATTTTCCGTTTGAGAAAACTTTTGGATAACTTCTAGGGTGTCGCTTTTTGATATGCATCTTTTGTGCCTCTTCAAAATTTACGGTCTGCAAATGGCTCGCAGGTGTGGGTAAAAAGAGGTCCGCAGGGCGCGAACCATCGTCGCAAGTTTGCCCAAGTTTGAATAGTTCTTGACTCGTAGTAAACACTTGAATACCTACTGTTTTCACGGTTCGCCAGGATAGCTCAGTTGGTAGCAGCAACTGATTCGTAATCAGTAGCCAGTAGTTATAAAATTAGGTAGTTAGATATAAGCGGTTCGCAAATGGTTTGCAGGGCCGCTTTTTTTTTAGAATTAACAAACCGGCCGATCCGCCTCGGCGCGTCTAACAACACACCTCACATTCATCCATGATCGCTGACAGAGTGGTGCGTCTGCCATAGCTCCAATTTCTCGCAACGCCTCTCTCAACCTCTCCACCTCTGAGCGCGAGTTGCACAGCGGGCATTCACTCTCATGTAACAACCCAAGTGTTGAGTTACACCTGGGGCATCTGTTGTCGAAAAAAGCCACCTCGCCCTTGAGTCGCTCGGTCTCGGCGCGAAGTTCGTGAATCTCATACGATTCGTCCGTTTCTTCGTCATAGCCCTTGATACCCATCTCAATCCCCCAAATCCACCGGACCAGCCATCACCTTTCGGATGGCCTCTCTCTGCCTGGTGTCGGTAACGTGTGTATAAATCTCGGTCGCCCGCTTGTCCGTGTGGCCCAAGAGCGCTCCGATGGTTCCTAAGTCAACTCCCTGGTCCTGCAGCAGCGTGGCGAACGTATGCCTCATTTTATGTAGATTCATTTCTGGATACCCGGCGTTGCGCAGGGCGTCCTTCGCCAGATGCGTGATGCTGTCCGGGTGCGCCCAGCGTGAGAACACGCGGCCCTCACGCGACGGCATGGACTCGAGCACGGCCTTGAAAAGCGGGTGCATGGGATACCACTTGCTCAGGTGGGCCTTGGACTTGCCCACGAAGTATTCCTCTTTCTCCCAATCCACGTCCTGCCACGTCAACCGGCACAACTCTGCCCGACGCCTCCCGCTGTAGATGTATGCCGTCAGGATGCGCCTCTCGTCCATGTCTCCAATGCTGGCCAGGAACGCCGCCACGGAGCGCGACTCGATGTACTGAGGGGCCTTCTGATCCTTGGGTACTTCCTTCAGCGTGCGGAACGGTGACGCGGGCAGATAGGCCCATTCCACCATCTTGTTGCACACGGTGCGCAGGTGCCGCACATAGGCGTTGATCGTGCCCGCCTTGTTCCCACGCTTCCGGCACGCGGCAATCATCAGGTCCGCATGGCGCAGGGTCAACTTGTCGAGCTTCGCCGACTCCCCGGCCACGTCAACGAGCTTTTGCAGGGCCAGCATGTCCGCCTTGTACGTTTTCGGCTCCCGGGCATCCCGCGCCCATTTGTCGTACTCGCCACGAAACTCACCAAGCGTCACGCGAGACTCGCCGCGAATCTCTGACAGACGCCCGGCGAGGTACTCTTTTTTGACCGCGTTGTAGAGTTTTCGCGCTTCGGCCAGATCCTTGGTCTTCAACGACCTGGACTTGCCGCGCTCGAACTCCACGTAATAAACGCTGTCGCGTGATTTTTGGTAAAGCCTCATGGTCAATTTCATTTCCGCAAAGACCTCACAATGTCAAATGCCGCCTTGGATAATGGCGGGGTGAAAAATGCGTCGATGCTCTCCCTGTCGAACTGCCACTGGCTACCCTCTGGCCGGTGGCCGATGATAAGGCCCTCCTGCGCTTTGCGCTTGAGCGTCCATGCGGAGCGCCCAGTGTAGGCGCAGGCTTGGGCCAGGGTCAGCCATTTTTGGGTCATCCTTCTTTAACCTCCGGCAACGGACAATCCCCCGGCACGGTCCACCACTGCGCGACGACGTGTAGTTGCATGATCCGCGACGGATGCTTGCAAAACTCGCCCTCGTCGCAGAAGTAGGGGCATTCCTGGCAGTTGTTGACTTGTTTGGTGTAGAGTTTCATTCCGCATTCTCCGCGTCCGGCAACGGGCAGTCTTCCGGGATGTCGTATGGGAACGTACTGTCCACATATTTTTCGAGCGCGTGACAATATAGACCGTTGCCATTTGCAAACGAATCGGTGCAATCCATGCAGTTGTCGATTTGAAGTAGCTTTTTCATCCTTCCCCCACCAGCGCGTCAACTGCGGCACGGGCTGCCAGATATGATGTTTGTGCCTCGTCCTGCGCGGGCCAGCGATGCCAAAGCCGCATCACGTTTCGCACATATCTACACTCACTCTCCCACTTCACCGCCTCAACCAGAGCCGCGTAGTCGGAGCGGGCAGCGCGAAGCGCGGAGTTGAGGTCTTTGTATTCATCGGGCCACATGCACACCATTTCTTCTTGCGTTTGTGTGGTCATCAATAGTGCCATCACTCACCTCCAAAGACTTCGACGACGCGCTTTTCTGCGTCATTTATTTCGTCGAGGTATCCATCTTTATTGTGGTATAGATGAACTTTCATAGCAAACTCCATCGCGGCGGCTATGCGTGGGAGGTCGTCCGTGTCGCACTTGAAGTCACAGGAATCGCACTGCCGCACCTTGCGGTTCCAGTCCTCAAGCGTGCCGGCTTGACACACTGGGCATTTACTTTCCATCGTGGGCCTCCTCGTAGCAATCGCACTTCACAACCTCGTCAGCCTTCGCGGTGAACGCGACTTCACTTCCATAGTGGTCTATCCCAAAAAGAGGATCTCCCTTGCACGTTGGTATGTCGTGCTTGCATGTGTCGCATAGGTGGTTCATTTCTCCTCCAGTTTGGAGAGGGCTTCGCGGGCACAAACCCTTATTTCACCTAATAATCTTGAGCACTCCCCGTATCTTCGCGAGTCTGCAATCTTCTCTAGTGCGCCCTTCATCATGTCCCGTTGCGCCTCGACTTCAGCGAGCCTAGACCGCAAGTCGTTACAAAGAGCCTCGGAAAACTTGCGTTCGCCAAAGATTATCCCCTTCTGCTTTTTTGTCTCAAGCTCGACTTCAGCGAGACGGGCGCGAAGGGCTTCAATGTTGGCGAGGAGGTCATCAAAACCCCCAATGAGAGCCAGCGCCTTCCCTTCGCTGTCGGCCCTGCAAATGACGCGGCCTTCGGAGTCAGTTATGTCGCCCGTGAAATACGGTTCAACCATCCCGTCCTCGTCACACGTTTCATAATAAAGGGATAATGGTAGATTAAGATTCATTTCACCCCTCCCCGCACAGGCGTGCGAGTTCGATTACAGCGTGGTCCGTGACCCATAAGTGGCCGTCTTCACCAAGGACAGGCTGCGTCGTGAGTACCAGCAGGTTAGCCGCAGCCTTCAGCGCGGCAAGTTCACGCTCCGTCTTCGCCAACGCATAGCGGGTATACGCGAGTTCGTAGGCCATGTCTTCCACGTCCTCGTTAAACTCGGATAACTCAGAACCAATGTCGTCGAGCGTTTCGTTCTCAAAAACACTGGAGACAGATAGATATTCTTCACGGCTAAACGATATTTTCATTTACCCCTCCCATTCCTCGCCACAATCTAAACACTTATTGACCGTCATTGACTTCTCCTCATTCTCAACCTTGTGCCACCAGAACCCAACCGTGACGCGCTTGGTCTTGGTCGTGGATGTGCGGATGACTATGTCCTCGGAATCACATTTTGGGCATTTCATGCCGCACACCTCTCCTCGAATCCTTCTGCTACACGGTACATCAACGCCTCCTCCTCCCCCAAATCAACCAGCAACATTGACAACATCGTGGCCGTCACCGCCTCCAACTTCCGCCATTCCTTCGGAGCTCCGTGCTTGCGAATGAGGTGGTCAATCGCCAGATGACAACCCATGATCCGGGCACAGACGAACTCCGGGCAATACAACTGCCGGCGCTGCATGTGCAGGCCAGCCACGCCCACGAACTCATCCAAAGTCCGCTGGGCCTGTCTCTTCGTCGCGTCGGAAACTTCCCGGTGTGGCCCCTTGTCGATGATCACGGCCAGGCCGATTGAGCCAATGGCGTTGAGGCAGTGCTTCATGGCGCGGCCTGCCTGGCGCCGGAGTTTCCAACCGGATACTTCGGGCTTGGCGAAAGACTCGGCGGCTCCGTGGAGGATGTAGGCCAGACTGATGAGTTGGCCTGTGGTTGACTTGTTCATGCGAGCCTCGGTTTGCGCACCTTTGCCAGTGCTTTTGTAAGATCCATGCTTGCTCGCTTTGCCGCCGCGAAGCTGTGCGAGTGGTAGAAGCTCTCTTTCTCGGAAACGAGCGCCAAATGAGCGTCCTTTGCCTTCTTCACGAACCGCTCCGCCTCCTTGATCGCCTCTTGGATTTCGAGAAGCCTATTCGTGTCTCTGCTGTAAAGTGTCATGCCGCCCTCCTTTCAATTTTCGCCTCGCCCATATCGAGCCGGACTTGATAATGACCCGCTCCAAACGGGTCCATTTCGGGACAATCCCAACTGCCAAGGCCGGTGATGCCGGTTGTCATGGACGGAAATGGATCGTCCATCGTCCAATAACTTGGCGTAAAGTCTCGCCGCTCTGCCCGCTTTTCTTTCTTCCCCTGCGTTGCGGACAGCCGCGCATTATGCGCAAGGCACATTTCCCGAATCTCGGGAAATCCGGCCTGGCCCAATTCCACGGCGTTGACCGACAGTTCCCGGAAAAGGATGTTCGTCAGGATGTGCCGCGATGAGGTGCCGGTCTTTTTGTCGCGCAGGACGTAATGGACTTTACCCGTGCGCATCGTCGGCATCAGCATCCGGCCAGCGATGGCTTTGCCGTTTTCTTTCGTGAGCCGGATGAACCCTTCAACCGAGATTTCGTAGAACTCTCCAAACTTGTGGAACTTTTGTTTGCTTATTGGGGTCATTGCTTCAGCCTCTTTGCTCGTTCCTTCGCCTCCGCCTCATGCCGCGCCCATTTCGCGTAGCCGTCGCGGTTCATTTTCTTGATCGTCTCGGAGCGGGAGAGGTCGCGGGCGATGTAGTGGATTGGTGTCATTTCGACCTCAGTATTTCAGCGAAAGGTTTCTAATCTTCCCATCCCTGACGGCGTAAACGATCTCGATGGCTAGCGCCTTTTCAATGCCGATGGCCTGCAAATCATCCACGGCCTCGGAATGGACGCGGAACTGATTCGACTTGTCCGCCTCGCGCCTTGCCCCTTCTTCGCGCAACCGTGCGGCCTCGGCCTCGACACGGAGGCGTTCGTCCTCCACGGCCTTCTTGGTTTTAGCTTCGGATTCATCTTTTATCCGCTGCGCTTCGCGCTCGGCTTCTTTCTGGGCCAGCTGCGCGCGGAGTTCCCGGGCCTCGGATTCGGCCTTTTCAAGCTCGGCCTTTTTGTTCGCTTCGCGGGTGGCGTTCTCGGCGGCCTCCTGGGCAATCTTGGCCTCGCGGTCGGCCTGGTCGCGCTTTGCCTGTTCTTCGCGGAGGCGGGTGAGTTCGGCGGCTTCGGCTTCGCGTTTGAGGGCTGCTTCCTTTGCGGCATACAACTTCGCCAGAACGGAATCCTTGACGGACTGGGCCTCGTCTTGGAATTCTGCGAATGCTTCGTCGATGACGTACCCCTCAACAAATTCAATCTGCAGGCCCAGTGCATGGGTTGCATCTCCGGCTTTCGTGCCCTCATCCCTTATTGTCTGGATCGTGTTCTTAATCGCCTCAATCCTTGCCTTCTCCGCCGATTCCCAGTCTGTCAGAGGCTTCCTGACGCGCTTCTGTAGATCTTCAAGGAAATCTGCCACCAGCTTGCGGTTGCCGTCGATGGTTTTGGGCTTCTCCTTGTATTCAGCACTCAGCGCCTTGCCGGGCGCGTCGAATGCCGTCTTTGTCCGCGCCACGAGATAGGCCATGGACTTGATCTCGGCCCGGCCCTTGGCGGTGGATGCGTCCGTGGTGACGGCCAGCGCTTTTTCCTCGCAGGCGGACAAAAGCTCGTCGATCCCTTTACCTTCGAGGAAGACTTCCAAGGCCTTGGCTTCCGGGATAATGGCGAGGACTGTTTCTTTCGTCTCGACCGGGTCGGACGCGGTCGGCATGAGGAGGAGAGGTGTTGCTGTGTTCATTTTTATTCCTTGGGCCGGTTTCGCCCCCGGCCCTGGTGTATGGTTAGCTGAGATAGAGAGCCTTTGTTATCTCGTGAGCCTTGTCGCGCCCTCCGTATTGAAAGCCGTTCCAATAAGCCCTGTTGGCTATTGCCAGGCAGTTCCATATTTGATCGTCCGTCCATGACTCTGGCACAGAGAAAATGCGTTCTCCGTCGCAGTCCATCAGCACGGCACGGCCTTCCATGCGCACGTCATATGTAGAGTCAGGGCGGACTATCTCGCAGTCTTCGCGGTGTCTCCATTTTTGCATTTTCTTTCATCCTTGCGCGGCACACCCCGCCGCGCTGGGGTCAAAGTTAAAACCCGTGCTGCCGCGCCTCTTCATAATCCTGCCGGTCACACAAATCCGAATCGTGATCCTCGACGAAGGCTTCGAAATCCTCATCGTCCATGCAATGCGGCTGCGCTTTCGTCTTTGCGAAGAGGCCCCGTCCCTTGCACTCGCCCGACCATTTTTCGTAGGGGCAGTTTGAGTAGCACATCACGCCCCCAGGAGTTCCGCGACTAAATTCGGCACAATCTTGCCCCTGACACGTTCAATCTGAGCCGCGCTCCACTTGTTGCTGTATTCGCCCACGGCCTTCTCAATCTCGCCCAGGTCCAGCCCCTTGGCTTCAATCTCGGCAACCATGTCGGCGCGCATTTCTTCGAGTTCGGCGGCGGTGTGGCGCTTTTTCTCTGGCTCTGGCTTCATCACTTCGGGCTCAACCGCTGCAGCCTGCGGCTTGATCATCTCGTTGAGGTCGCTCGTCGGCTTGGCTTCCGGCTTGGCCACGTAATCAGCCCAAGACGCTTCCCCGCTCGAAATGGCCTGGTAGATCCCGCGCAGGTCTTGCAACTCGGCGGGGCTGACGATGTCGAGCGAGTGGGAGAGATACTTTTCCAGATGCTTCGGCGCGATCCCAAGGTTGCCGAAAGCGTCCACCAGCTTCTTGGTTGCGGCCTTGGGGTCTTTTGCGTCACGGTTGTGGATGGTGGCGCGGGCAACTTCAATCGCCTCGTCAACGATGTCCGAAGGAATCAGGCGCAATCCTTCATTGCGGATGACCTTGGAGATGAGGGCGGCTTCCTTGTTGTGCATCTCGTCTTCCGTAGCCAGGACGATAAAGACGGGCTCACCGTATGTGTTCTTGCGCTCCCCGACGATCTCCCGGCCCTTGCCATCCTTGCGCTCGATGGTCTTGTTGATCTGCACTTCTTTGCCGAAAGTGGCGTTTGTTTCGAGGTCAATGACCGTCACCTTGATCCGGCGCACGCGCTCATCCTCGTAGACAAGCTGCGTCTCGGTGATGACGTTGCCCCATTCCCTGACGGCCAGTTCGGCAAACCGGATGCTCGGGCCGACCATCTTCTTTCCGCCGACAGGTTTGGCGTATTCGACGCGGCCAGCAAATTCGGGCCGCTTGCAAGCCTCAAGGATTCGGGACCGGCTCTGCATCTCGTTGCGGGGCCGCTGCATGGCCATGACGTATGCACTCTGGATACGGGCCTTGACGGATTCCGCGGCGGCTACTGCGCCCGGGTCGATGTTGGCCACGGCCTGCTGATAAGATAATGCGATAGGTGCGTTCATTCCCAAACTCCCTTCAATGCCCAGTTGGGCAGGCTCAAGGTTTCAATTTTATCAGAGTATCCCGGCCAGATGCCGGAGCGCTTGCACTCAGCAAGCGTGCCAAGGTTTTTGCGGTAAAGATTGCGGCCAGCTTCAATGCTTTGGCCGTCCAACTCGTAGACTGCCGTGAGGTGTGGAAAGGTCTTTTCTGTGGCCACAAAAACAAAGCCGCGAGTGGGCTTGCCCGTCGAAACAGCCAGCCCGTCAGAGTAAAAAGCATCCTGCTTGTGGTAGAAGTATTTCGAGATTGACCGCGCAAAACCTTCCGGGGAAGCATCTTCCGTCGATTTCAGATCGACGATGATCCCCAAATCCTGCCGGTAAAAGTCCGGCCTGCACCGGCACAATTCCCCGCTCTGCTCATCAATCCAGTACGCCGATCCTTCCGCGATGCCTGGCCCGGAGAGCAGGGCGTTTGCTGCAGGATGTGCGCGGACACTTGCCACCATGCCATTGAGCATTTCGCCTTCATCAGCGGTCACGATCTCGGCTCCGGCGTTCTCAAGGCAAAAAGCCTCCCATGTGGCCTTGCCATCCTTGGTCCGTTTGTCGCAGGCCGGAGCCACCGCGATTTTGACACGCTCAGGCTCCAGCACAAGGCCGTGGAAGAGTGAGCCGATCCTCATGGCGGCGGTCTCTTTTCGCTGCGTGGTTAGGCTTGCGAGGTAGTGCGCCGGGGATTTGGCGAGTTGGTCGAGCTGGCTCTTGGAAACCCCTGCGCCCCGGTGATATTCTTCAATCGGAATGCCCGGTATCAACCCGGCCCGCGTCAGCGTTGCGATGTCATCTGGCTTGTACATTTCTAAAAACCTCCCTGTTCTGTGCGATCCGGATCAGCCTGACCAAGGTCACACCGTCCAGTTCGATAAATTTTGTCTTGGGTGGAAAGGGCCACTGGATCTTGAGGAATGCGCGGAGGTCGCAGGGTTTGGGCTGGTTCATAAAACCACCCACAGAATGATTCCCACGTACAAAAGCCCCACGATCCCGATTGCGATGGTCTTGCCGTTCATGCCGCACCGCCTTCCAGCCTTGCGATCTCAGCCCGAAGCTTCCCGACATACTCATCATCCAGCCCGCCAGAGTCGCCGCCGCTGTCCACCCAGGTCTTAGCCATGGATCTAATGACCTGTTCGTCGCTCATCAGGCGCATGGCGGCGTGGTAGTGGTCGCGCGCAAATTCTGTTTCAAGGCGCTTACAAATGTTGTTCATGGATGCCTCCTGCGTTGTGTTCAAAAAGTCCCTCCTACTCGCCCCGTTATGGGCCGCCTCGGTCGGGATAGGCGGTCATCTGGATTATCCTGGCGATGTGGCCAGTCGGTTTTTTTGCTTCCCCATGGTGTCTGCTCGGGAAGATTTGCGTTTTGGTTCCCGCCCCGAAGGGCGGTTTCAAATCACAAAGACTACATGACAACGATCTGGCCCTTATTGTCCAACTGAAGCCCAATGCTGCGCGGCAAACACGCGTTCAATACGAGTGTCCCGTCTTCACAATCGACAAAACAAAGGTCCCACCATTCTGCGTCGTCTACGGAAACTTGCACTGCAAAATCTCCGTCACAATCAACCATGGCCCTAAACATCAACTCTTTTTTCTTCGGCGCCATAATGTGCTTGAAAATGAAGTTCATCTCACACCTCGTTATATTGTATTCATCTCGTCGCTTGTTTTATTGTTGTACCGCCGCGCTCTGCATCCCCATGCCGCGCTGCGTTGTATTAGGACCGGAGCCTGGGCCTGGAAGCCGCTGATCTCTGCCGGTCGGTTTGATTTGTCTGTCAAGGAACTCGTTCGTCTTGCTCATCCCTCCCCGCATCCGCTCTGGCCTTCGGAGCGTCCAAGCTGTGCCTGGCTCTGCATCCCACCTTCGCGTCCGCGCTTAGGGAAACTCCGCTTCCCGTGGGCTGATCCGTGGATGAGCTGGCGGGGTGGTGCGTCGTTGTTGGGTCCATATTACCCAAATGGGAAAACTATGCAAGAGTTATTTTGCCCAAATGGGTAAGCGATGGGCCAAAAAAAATCCCGCCTGGAAGATCCAAGGCGGGAAGGGCCGACGTGTTTTGTTGTATTCGGAATCTAGAGTTTGTCGCTCCCTCCAGAGGTTCGTGGTTCGTATGTGATATTCGCGCCGAAACTCGCGCCGCCGGGAAGGCTCATACTATAATAGTTCAAGGTGATGAGCGTGTCTTCAAAGACCCATTTTGCGGACTGGATCTCGCCTCCGCCCATCATTCTCTTATTGTCCATGCCGACCGGAGCGCCATACTTTCCAATCATCATATCTTTGGCGCCCGCGAACGCGGCGTAAGCCTTGGCGCTATTCGCGCCCTGGTATCTCAAATGGACCTTCTTAAGCGATCCGCTCATGAAGCAGAGGTACGGCTTGAACTCACTACTTCCGACCTTGAATGGACTTATCGCGTGGGTGTAGGTATCCCCGGAAAATTTTGCATTAACAGGCGTCAATGGTTCCCCCACGGCGGCAGCTACTTGTGACTGGTCCATGCCCCATTTTGTCTTGTACCATCCTTCGGCAAGCACTGTCCCGACAGAGGTCAAGAATAGCACGACAACGAACGCCAAGGTGCAAAATTTCTTCATCAGACTCCCTCCGTTTATCCCGGAAGCACACCATGAGCATCCTGCTCATTCAGCAACAAAATTTGTCATACAAATTGTATGACATGCCCACGGCACCTATTTGACAAGCGTAATTTTTGCCCGTGAAGCTACGCATGGCGCAACGTCACATCGGGCCGCAAGTTGAGGCGGCGCGCCACCGGGGCAGTTCCGGCACCTCTTAATTGTCGCCAACCGCCCGTCGTCTTTGTCGCCAACCGCCCGTCGTCTTTGTCGCTTGTCACGCACGTCGTCTTTGTCGCTTGTCACGCACGTCTAGTACAACCTTACTAACCGCCTTGATAATGTTCGCGTCGGCGTCCATCTCGCAAAGGACGCGCGTGATTTCAGTATGTAGCGCACTCAGATCGAAAGGTTCTTTTCTTCCAGGCTGCTCTTTTGGCTTGAGGAGCTTGAACTCAAGGGCGTCAAGCACCTCGCCTATGGCACCAAGATGCTTTGTCCTTTCGCCAGCAAGATAGCGCGTCACCTGGCTAGATGACTTTCCGAGTTTTTGAGCTAGTTGGTGCGGATTTTCATATTCCCGCCCCGGCCCGACAAGGGCGTTTAGCCCTTCTGTGAAGTCTTCTATGAATCCCATTGCGTTCATATACCACGACCTCCGTCTCTCAAAAATCCCCAAGCGGATAAATATTTTCTGGACAAAGTTTACCCATTTGGGTAAGCGGTTCTCATGAACATCAAGAGTGAAATTCAATCCTGCCTTGACAGCAATGGGTGGAAGCCGTCCCAACTCGCGGCCGCAGCAGGGATACGGCCGCACATGATCACCAGAATTTTAACCGGCGAGCGAGGCGGAATGACCCTGCGCACTTATGAGAAATTGCGCCCATTCCTCTGCGGCGCGTCTCACCAAAAAGCCTCCGGAGAATGACCCAATGTTTCCTTTTTCCATGGTCACACAATGATGGTTCGTAATCTATCCGTCAATTATCAATTTAGGGGCAAGCGATCATGAGCGACGTTTACGAGATTCTTGAAGACATGGTTGACCGAAGCGGCAAAAACCGCCGCGAAGTGGCCGAAGACCTGGGGCGCGAATACTCAACATTGCGCCGCGAACTCAACCCGTTTGACCAGGGCGCAAAGATCGGCGTTGAACTCCTGATCCCACTCATGCGGTCAACCGGACGCACCGACATTCTCCAGTACCTTGCAGAGCGCATGGGCTACAGGCTGGAACGCATTGATTGCCAGCCTGACAAGCCAACCGTCCCGGAAGAGCTACTCGACACCTACCAGAGCATCGCGGCTTATCATCAGGCGATCCAGAGCAAGGCAGCGCTGACAGAGGTCGGCAGGCTCCTTGAGATGGCGACGAGCGAGCTTGAGCAGGACTTCATTGCATTCCGGAAGGAACAGGGGGTGCGGCAGTGAACGACATCCCAGAATCCGCCCAAACCCAACGCGAATGGATCTTAACGCAGCTCAAGGCCGGACGCGCACTCACAGCCTTGGATTGCTCCCTTGAATTTGGCGTTGGCCGTCCAGCCGCACGCGTGGGCGAATTACGCGACTCCGGCATCAGGATCGAAACGGACATGGTCCCGGTGGATAAGGCAAACGGCAGGAAGGCCCGTGTTGGGCGGTATCGGTTAGCGGGAGGTGCGGCAGCATGAGCGCAATAGGCAGAGTTTTGGCATATTTAATGGCACCGCTGGATGATACCAACCACGCGCCACTTTTGAAAATAAGCAGAGAATCGGCTCCCCGCGCATCCACCAACCCCCAACGCACCAAGGGCCGCAGCTTCGCCAGCCAGAAGAGCAGGGCGAACCGGCGCAAGGCAGGGATGAAGGCGAGGGTGCGGAGATGATTAAGTACAAGGCAAGGATATCAAACTACGCGTTTATCAATGATATAGACGCTGTAGAGTGTGAGCGGGAGACTGAATCTAGCGTGTTTATAAACGGTCGGCGCAACTTGAAGCGTTCTTCCTACGATAATTTTTACGACACATGGGGCGAAGCTCACGCCGCGCTTTTAGCTAACGCGCAACGTCTTGTGGAGCAGCGCAGAAAAGACATGGCCCGCAGCGAAGCATCGCTCTTGGCTATCCAGGCCATGGTTAAGCCGGACGGTGCAGTATGAACTACTACCGAATCTACCTATCCGCTTCCGACAGCCAGCACGAACTCACAGTCACCGCCGACAGCCTGGAAGAGGCTCTGGACAATGCGCGGAGCCTCACTTGCTTGGAGTGTTTTATGACCGAGACTGCGTATGCCGAACGGGTGGAAGAATGAGCAACTTCAAACTCTACACCCTCCTTTTTGTCCTCATCGGAGCTGGCTTCTTTTCCGGCTATTGTGTCGGCCAAATAGCGCACATGCTTGGAGGATGGACAAGAGGAGCGCTCTCTTGCTTCGCAGTAATAGTGGCTTGCATTGCGGTGGGCGGGTCGATGTTGTTTGGCGCATTTGCTTTTACGCATGAGATTGAGAATGCCCAGATCGTCAAGCACGAGGACGGAACGCCGTTCACGGTGACATTGATCCTCGGGCCGTGGAAGTGGACGCGCGAAATTCCAACAGAGGTCATCGAGCCATGACCACCATACTTGTCAAATCTGACAACCTTGCACCGGTAAAAATCAAACTATCCGACCCGTCAGAATCCGGCCTTTTCACAGTCGAGATCAACCGCCGCCGCCAGAACCGCCCCGGGCAGAAGCAGACGCTTTATTCCCGCGAGAACGTCGTGGGGATGATCTGTGACGCTCTGAACTGGGAAGCTGAAGCGTTGGATGTGGAGCCTGTGCCGCCGGTGCAGATCAGGAAGGGGGCGCGGGTGACGGCTGTTGTTTACGACGATGATTTGATGCCGCGCAGGGTGAAGACTTGGGCTGTGTCGGCTCCTTTTTTGGACTTCAGAGGGACGTGGCGGGTGTTTGTTTGTGGGGTGGAGAAGGCGGTGGAGTTGGAGAAGGCGGTGGTGGAATAACACAAATCACGGAGGCAGAAATGGGAGTGTGTGGCCAGTACGTAGATAAATTTTCCGACGCTTCGCATGTGCTATTCGAGGGCCATTTAGATGACCCGTTTTTCCGCAAAATTGCGATACAGAAAGTCGTTGAGGCGAAAAAAGCAGTTGTTGATTGCGAGATATCAGGATCGCTCGAAATAAAAAAGCGAGGGAAGAAAGAGTTTGTGAGTCTTCGCTATGCTGGATTCTTTGGGATGGAAACAACAAAAGGTTTTCCGTTCCGTGAACGCAAATAAAAAAAGAGAAATACAACGGAGCATCGTGCGCAAGCAATCTTGGTTCCTGCATCCGGCATGTGATCGGTTTTGGCAGGAACTTTTTGAGAACTGGACGGAATAAAAAAGCCCGGCAGTCTGACGGGACGTACCGGGCAAACAATAAAAACAGCAAGCCCAAAGATGCCAGAATAGGCGTCCGAGGTCAAGAGGTAAAAATGGGAAGGTGGATAAAATTGCACTGCCAACTTACGCATCATGACCTTTGGCTGATGGAGCCTTTCACGAGGGGCCAAGCCTGGGTTGATTTGCTCATGCTCGCCCAAACGAAACCTGGCTGGATTATGGTCAGAGGTATCTCAATTGACCTTAATCGTGGGCAGGTCGGCTACTCCGAATTGACCCTTTCCGAGCGCTGGAAGTGGTCAAGAGGGAAGGTGAGACGCTTCATTTCCGAGTTGAAAAAACGCGAAATGGTGGACGTAGAACAGGACAACAAAACGACAGTCATTTCAATATTAAATTTCGATAGTTATCAGGCGAAGCCGACAGCAGATGATACAGCAGATGATACAACAGGCGATACAACAGACGGACAACAGACGGACAACAGACGGACACTAACTAGAAGTAAAGACTTTAAGACAGGTAAGAAGGAAGAAATAAATACATCGGCGAAAACGCCGAAATCGAAGTCGCCAAAAGTGCCCGCAGTTTATTCCCAGGACTTCGAAACATTCTGGGCATCCTATCCGGCTCGGAATGGGCAAAAGACAAAGAAGGCGCAAGCGTGGGCTTCCTACTGGAAACTCGTGTCGGCCGACGCAGGAATTACGGCCGAACTTCTCACCGGCCGCATTATCGCCCTCGCTCCGCAGTACGGAGACTTTCCCCGTGACGCCGTCACGTGGCTGAATCAGCGCGGATGGGAAGACGAGGCGAGCGCTTCGCGGATCTTCCAAAAGAATTCAGGAGCAGGAAAGCCATCGGTAATCGAACGCGCCATAGCAAACGGCCAGGAATGGCTTGCCATGCAGGAGGCCCACCAATGACACGTCAAGACGCACCAAGATTCGTTTCTTCCCTCACGGCTATGGGCGCACTTTACGAGAAGCACCCAGAGTCGGCCGTAATCGAAATATACTTCAGAGCCCTTGAAAAATTTACCATCGACGAAGTTGAGAAGGGAATTTCCAAAGCCTGCTCGACCTGTAAATTCTTCCCAAAGCCGGTTGAGCTCATCGACTGCATCACAGGAGGAACTGGGAGTCTGGCAGACAAGGCCATGGTCGAAGCCTGCCGCGTCCTCGAAGCGATCAAGAGTGTTGGCACATACACGACGGTCTGTTTTGACGATGCAGTGACTCAGGCGGTCATTATCCAGCAGTTCGGTGGATGGGCCAAGTTTGGCGACATGCTCGTTGAGAATGAAAAGTGGTTCCTCAAGGACTTTGCGGCCGCATATCAAGCTTTCTCACGACAAAACGTGCGTCACTATGGCGCATTGCCGGGGATCTCGCAGGGACAAAATGCACTCACTGGGGTGGAAAGGGATGAAAAGCCTGTGATTATTGGTGATGTGGAAAAGGCAAAAGTTATCCACTCTCAAGGAAAGTTGGATGAATTGCCAGCATCTGGAATGCAGCATGTGAATCAGGGCTTGGCAAAATGGGCGAGGCCGATGTTGGAGAGAAGGCAATGAAACACCTCCTCACCCGCCTCATGGCCCTGACCGCCGGGCCGAATACCGAGGTGTCTGCATGAGCGCCCCCAAGAACAACGGCAAGCAACAGTTCCTCCCCGGCCTACTCGACACCAGCACCATGGTGGCTGAGTCCATCGCCTACCTCCGAGAGCATGAGCCGGAAGAGGGGTATTATGTGGGGTTCAGCGGGGGCAAAGACTCCATCGTCACGCTCAACCTGTGCCGCATGGCAGGGGTCAAACATCAGGCTTACTATTCATGTACAAGGATCGACCCGCCGGAGGTGGTGCGGTTTATCAGGCAGGAATACCCGGATGTGACGTTTTTGATGCCGAAGATGACGTTTTGGGAAGGGATCAAGAAGAAATCCCCTCCACTTCGGATGCAGCGGTGGTGCTGCGATGTTTTGAAGAAAGATCCAGGATTGAGCGTCCCGCTTAATGTCCGAGTGATGGGTGTGCGTGCGGAGGAGTCCTCTAGGAGAGCAGCCAGGCCGCGCACAGATTATTTCAAGAAGTACAAGCATACGCTGATAAAGCCCATCTTCTCGTGGAAAGAGTTTCATATCTGGGAGTTCATTGAAACGCACGGCATTTCCTACCCTGCAATGTACGACGAGGGTTTCCACCGCATTGGTTGCGTTATTTGTCCATTCATTATGGGGAGTGGCCCTGGAAAGACGAAGGCGCGGGAGCTTTCAATGTCGCGCTGGCCTGGGATGTGGAAGGCTTTTGAAAATTCATGCGGGACATGGTTTGAAGAGCGCATGGTCCTAAACCCAAATGCAGAGCAGAAACACAAAGACTTTCCATCCTACTACGCCGCATATCTCCGGGGGTTCGAATGAGACACGCACTCACATGGCTACTCGCCCTGACCGCCGAGCGCCTCTCCCTCCACTATCCGCGCGACCATCACCGGCGTGCGCTGCTGAGATCGACGGCGAGGATGCTGAGGAGGTGGTTACGGGATGATGAGTAGGAAGGAATGCGCAGATTGCCCATGTTGGACGGGGAAGGTGTGCGGCTTCGCGGTGGTCGAGGGACGGGGCAAGTGTCGGTTGGTGGATGAGGTGGTGGGGTTTGGTGTGGGGTGGGTGAGTCCGTATAAGTATGAAGAGGGGGAGGAAAGGGAATGAAAAGAGGGAAGACTGAGCGAGAAACGCTTGAACTGAATGGGTGGGGAGTTGGCGATATACTGGAGGGCGACGAAGGGTATGGACCGCAATGGCTAGTCATTACCGCGATTGGCGAGGAAACTTTTCTGTGTCGGTGGAAGCACTGCGAAGAGGAAGAATTTAGGCACGAGGCGGGGAACACGACCTTGGCGTGCAGAGAGTGGCGCAAGGTTGGCAAGCGCAAATGAATCTTGAATTACCCTGGCCACCGAGCACGAACCACACATGGAAGAAAGGCCGCGGACGTGTCTTCCTGTCCACAAAGACTCGCAGATTCCGCGCCGATGTCGCAAAGCTGGTCATGGCCTCACGCATGGCCCGCCCAATCACCGGCGCCCTGGAAGTCCGCGTCACGCTCTGCCCACCGGACATGCGGCGAAGGGATGAAGACAACTTCGCGGGCAAGTCGCTTTTCGACGCGATGACCAAGGCTGGCGTGTGGCTCGATGACTCACAGATCCGGCGCAAGGTGGTGGAGTGGGGCGAGGTGGTCAAGGGCGGGTGTGTGAGGGTGGAAATTTTACCGATGGAGGCGTGAGTGATTCTGACCGACAATCCATTCCGTGAGGCCGTGAAGCAGTGGGGCGTTGATTCGCAAATGGCCATGGTAGCCGAAGAGGTTGGCGAAATGCTGTCCGCACTGTCGAAGTTCAAGCGGGGCAGGATTAAGCCCATGGAGCTCGCCAGCGAGATCGCAGACGTGCGGATCATGCTCGACCAGGTGGCGCATGTCGTCGAAGAGATGACGGCAGGCAGTGTCACGGCCTACAACTTCGAGGTTTGGTGCGACGAGATGCGCAAGGTCAAGACTGAGCGGTTGTGCGGGATGCTCGGTATCAAGTTTGAGGCGGGGGACATGGTGCAGGGCCAGGTGGTCCTCTGATGGCCGCCGAATCCGTCTGCGTCCATCGCCTCGTGACGATCATGGGGCCAGAGTCGGCCAGCATGTTCCTACTCGGTTGGGGAGGCCTGGCCGTCTACATCCCGAAGCGGCCAACGGATTCATGGGTTGAAACACTTGGCGAGGTCGGAGCGGACCAGCTCTGTAAACACTATGGCGGGGAGAATATCAGCGTGCCCAATGACTACATACAGCCCAAGCGGTTGGCGGCCCAGGTCGTGGAGTTGCTGCAGCGCGGCTACTCGCACAACGAGGTAGCCTTCGAGCTTGGCTGCACCTGGCGGTACAGCGCGCTCATTGCCCAGGAGCAGCGCTTGGGGAATAGCGGATTTGCGAAGTTGAAGCGGTCTAAGAACCGGGGCGTGCACAGGTTGCCGATTTGCGTGGTGGTGGCGAATGGGGTGCAGCCTGAATAGTGCCATCCGTGACCAACCCATGCCCGCCCAAGAGCGGGCTTTTTTTGCGCCCGAAGAACGGCACGGCGTATTTGCCCCTTTATTTCGATTCTAAGGCGTTGCGCGTTTGGGATGATGCGTGAGTGGGATGGCAGCGCAGGACGCAGGAGGCGCGACGTGGTGACGTGTTACAGGGGTA